TATTTGGCGGAGCATTTGCAGATCTAGAGGATATTAAAGCAAAGATGACTGGGTTATTCGCTGAGATAGTAAGTATCGCAGCAGAGATCAACACAATCGAAATAAGCAGGGAGCAGGCGGACAGTGGAGGTGGAGGTGAAGGTGCGGCTAAAGGCTCTACTGACGGAATTGCACCTGGAGAGTCGATGGGCAATAGGGATCCAAAATATGGAGAGCACCTAGTAAGAAGACCTCTCATCCCTAAGGTAGCTATTGAGGTTGGTGACGAAAAGAGTGGCGGTGGTTTCTTTAGCTCGATAGCGGATGGTGCAAAAAATCTTGCCGACATGCTTGGTCCTGTTAAAACAGCAATACTTGGAGCCGTTGGTGCAATAGCAGGGTTCTTCTCTCTTAAAATTTTGTTTGGAATAATACAAGCTGCCTTTGCAAAGATAATTTCGTTCATTGCAGTTTTGGCTACGGCAAGTGCGGCAGTAGCGCTAACAGTGGGTGTGATCATAGGAGTGCTCATATATTTATACATTAAAGTGGAGGCCTTTAGGAATTTTGTAAACAATGTCTTTACAAAGGCATGGGAAATTCTTGGCACTGTAGTCACGGGTGTGTTTGATGGAGTAATGCTGGCAATCAATGGAGTTTGGGATTCCATAAAGGCAATCGGTCAGAACATATTGGGCTTCATGAAAGAAATATGGGGTGCCATTGGCGGAATTGTTAAAGATACTTTCAACAAGATTGTTTCATTCTTTGTCGATGGTTACAATGCTCTTAAAGACAATTTTGCAAACCTAGCATCTAGCATTTGGAATTCCTTCAGCGGAGTAGCAGGTGCTGTGTTTGATGGGATTAAGGAAATACTGTCCCCCATAATGGAGCTTGTAGGAAAAATTGCTGCAGGAATCGGCATCGCTATTGGCATTATTGTTGGCGCTGTTATGGCTGTCGTGGGCGGAGTAGTCGTCGTAATTGTAAACATCTTTAACGCAATCAAGGGTCCATTATTCTCAGTAATAGGTTTCGTCATGGATGTCATTGCGAAAATATACGATATCGTAGGCCCAGTTCTTGAGTTCGTAATTGGTATGGTTGCGAAAGTCATATCTGCTCCGTTTAAAATAATAAATGGAGTGATTGATTTGGTTATCAGCATGGTATCTGGGATATCGGGAGCGATTATCCCAATTGGTTCAATAATTCTTAATGTCCTTTTAGCGCCGTTTAAATTGTTGATAGATGTATTCAAAAAAATTGCTGAAAATCCAATTGTCAGCTGGGTTGCTAGATTCGTCGCCATGCTTGCTCTTGTAGCTGCAGTTATTGCAACATGGGGTGTCAAGCTAGCTCTTGAAGCCGTTTGGGGCATGATTAAGAAAGTCGGGGACATACTGTCCAGTCTGGCAAAGATTGTAATTGATGTGGTTGGCACTGCGTTTAGTTTTGTTAAAGACTTGGTTCTTGGCGTGTGGGATGCAATCTATAGTAAAGTTACAGGGTTTATCGATTGGTGGCATGAGAATATCGGATCCCTCTGGTTAATATTTGTTGCGGTATTCGCAATCTTGTACGAAGCGGCAAGATGGTTCTTTAGTTGGATGAAAGACACATTCGGTCCAATACTTGCAAAAGTATGGGATGGTTTCAAGGATGCTGTTGGTGTTGTGTGGGATCTTTTGAAGCAAGTTGGTTCTTGGATTGGATCGGCATTCAGTGCGGCTTGGGATGTGTTAAAGAAAGCAGCTTCATTGTTCTGGGACTATCTGGGCGGGGCTATTGGTTTTGCTTGGGGCATCATGAAGACAGTTGCTTCATGGATCGGCACAGCATTTGGAGCCGCTTGGGATTTCTTAAAGAAAGCAGCTTCACTGTACTGGGATTACCTAAGTTTCATCATTCCGTTTGCATGGGGTGTTTTGAAAAAAGTTGCTGGCTGGATTCAGACCGCATTTGTTTTTGCATGGAATGTCCTTAAGACTGCCATTAGTTTTGTGTGGGATGTAATTAAGGAAGGCGTAAATGCTGTACTTCCAACGCTCACTATTTTAGCTAATTTTATCGGAACAGTACTAGGGGCGGCTTGGGATATTTTGAGGCAGGGTATTAGTTTTGTTTGGGATGCAATTACAGTTGGCTTTGATTTGGTATCCCCAACTCTTGGCTTCTTTGCTGACATTGTGGGCAATGTCCTTGGGGGCGCATGGGGATTTTTGAAAGAGGGTGTGAATTTTGTCTGGGATGCAATCACAGCGGGTTGGAGCTTTATATCCCCAACTCTCGGCTTCTTTGCTGACATTGTGGGCAATGTGCTTGGTGGTGCTTGGAATGTTCTAAAAGAAGGTATTGGCTTTGTTTGGGATGCAATCAAAACGGGCTGGAACTTTGTGTCTCCAATACTCGGTTTCTTTGCTGATGCCATAGGAAAAGTTATTAGAGGTGCTATTGAGAAAGTTATAGATATCTGGAATGCCTTGAAGGGAGCGTTCCAAGCGGTTTGGGATTTTGTTCAGCCGATAATTCAAAAGTTTGGTGACTTTATAGGTAAGGCTATTAGGGGCTCTATTGAAAAAGTCGTAGAAATTTGGAATGGACTGAAGACGGCGTTCCAGTCAGTTTGGGATTTCATTCAACCAATAATTTCAAAAATTGGTAATTTCATTAAAGATGTAATTGGCGGTGCAGTTGATTTCATCTCAGCAGCGATAAGTGCGATCCCAAGTGTGTTCAAAACTATTCTGAACAGCATAGCGGGGCTATTCAATAGAGTAGTCGATCTTCTCGGCAACTTCGCATTCCCCAAAACAATACTCGGAATCCCTGTTCCAATCATTGGCGGTAAAAAGGTTTCTGACTTTATTGAGCTACCTTATCTTCCAACACTTTACAATGGCGGCAAGGTTGGTTCGTACATGAAGGGCGGTATGACATACATGAATGGAGGTATGACATATATGAAGGGCGGCATGATGTATGGTGCTGGCGGCATGACATACGGCCCAGCGCAACAGGCTGTTCCTGCGATCTTGCATGGCGGAGAATATGTAATTAATCATAAAGCGGTGCAAAGAATTGGAACCGATGCTCTTGACCGCATGAACTCGCTTAGAATATCAAAGCCGAATTTGCCAACAATGCCAAGTGTTCCAAGTATAAATATGTCTAACATGAGAGCGAGCAATGTGCCTGGAGCGTCCAGCACTGGCACTGGTTACTCCACTCAGAATGTAAATATTTATGTTGATAATTTCATAGGCGAGCCTGAGTGGTTTAAGGGTATGATGAAAGAATACAATACAAAAGTATTGCCAAGAAATCAAAAAGCGGCGGGGTTGGAAAATAGAGTAATCAATACCTATAACGGCATTAACAGGGGGATGTAGTGAATACTAACTCTTTATTGACCATCAATGGAACTGCGGTGACTGAGCATGGTAGGAAAATTTCACTTACTGAAGAGATTTCTGCTAATGATATTGAGCTCGCATCCGGGCTTAGGCGGCGGTTCTACAGTACAAATAAAAAACAGTTTTCTGTAACTTGGTCCTACCTACCTGATCTGCAATCAAAAACTTTAGATGCAAAACCGGGTCGTAATTTTCTACTGGCACTGGCGAACACTTCTGCCGTAGCGCTAGTTAGCATCGCCCTTGAGCCCGGTGAATCTCCCGTTGAGTATTCATGTTATCTTGATTCTTATAGTGAATCATTACTTAGAAAAGACTTGTCAACTAAATGTTCATATTATGACGTTTCTTTGACATTGACGGAGCAATAAGAGATGTCAGATAGTTTCTACTCTTTTAGTGAACCGTTTAACAGTGGTATAGATTTCTATAAAGCTGACGCTGCTGATGTTACAATTGATATTACTGTTAGTTCATCATTAGCAGCAGAAGTAAAAAAAATATCTCTTGCAAACACTGCAATCAATTCAAATTTAAACCTTACATCTAATTTGAGCAAGATAGCTTATGCTTCCGCTAATCTAGCAGTAGATGGCGCAACAGTAGTTGTCGCAACAGAAAGGCAGGATGGTTCCGTTGTAATAACGGCAGAAGTCTTTGTTGCAACTAATATTACAAAAATAGCATTCGCCAATGCGTCTCTATCGATTGAGTCAAACGCCGCGTCCAGTGCTACTAAGCTATCAGCGGCTTCTTGCTCGCTAAGTTCTGAATCAAACTTAACATCTGTTGCAAAAAAGATTGCCAAAGCTCTGTCGCAAATAGCCCCCAACTCCACAATGACGGTTGGAGTGAAAAGGATTGCTACTGCTCTTGTAAGTCTTACTGGACAAATTAATCTATCAATTGCTGGAAAAATTACTCTTGCAACAATAAGAATAAATATTTTAAATAACGCAAATATTAGTGTGAAGTCAATTAAGTTTGCTATTGATGGGATTATGGACCTGTCGGCTATTCAGTCGTATATGTTAATTGATGACAAACCAATCACAAGCCATAACAGAAAGTTCGACTCCAGCTTGGAGCCCATATTTGTTCAAAATAAAAATTGGAACAACAGGAAGACTAGGTATTATAAATCTACATCTAGATCGGGCAGGCGAGTCTTTAATCTGTCATGGTCATGGCTTCCCGGTTCCCAGGACCACACTGTCGATGGCAATAGGGCGAGGGATTTTATAAGCAGTATCGCTTCGGATCCAAGTCATCATACTTTTAAAATAATTGATCTAGACGAGACAGGAATCACCCCTCCCACCGAGACGAGCTATAATGTATTAGTTAAAGACTACAGCGAGACGCTTGTTCGAAGGGATTTAGATAATGGTGTATACTGGTGGGATTGCTCAATAAGCATGGAGGAAGTGTAGATGCTTGAATACGGCCTGTATGGCAAGGAAATATCAAGCTCTTTCAATAGCGCCTACACATCGATATCGCAAAAAGTAAAACCACTGATCATAGTGGATTGGCTAGATAGTCGTCATGTCGATAAGTTTGGAAACACTGAGATTGCCTCAACAACATCTACATTATCCCAGCCGACCAGTGCCTTTGTGCAGTCAAGCGCATCGGGTATGCTCGCCAATGGCAGGTCTTTGTCAGAAAGAGAAATACAATTCAATAGATCACGCCATGCTAATTTTTATTTTACTCCAAATGAATCAATTAATGGCATAGAACGACAGTCATTTACTTGGGCTGTGTGCGATGCTAAAGATGTAAATGGTAAAGTGATTACAGCAAATGGTCAATGGCATTGCCTTCCTTCTACGAAGGATGAAAATTATGAATTCGGCTATCAATCTTCGTCAAAAAGCACAAGCAATTTACATGCTACCCTGAACGGCTATGAGTTTTCCTCCCCGGTTGTAATGACATATGCATTTACAGAAAGAAAAGTTAATGTTATTAATGTAATAACATCTGAGTACAATGGTCAAATTAAATCTTATAATGTAAAAGCATACAATCAAACTGTTAATTTAGTTTACAATGAAGATGCTGAAATACCAGAAGATTCTTATTTTTTAGAGCACAATTTAATTGGTGTATCTAGTAATAATATTAATAAAATAGTTGTTACTGTATACACAACAAAGAATCCTTTGGATCATGCAAGGGTTAATGAAGTGTGCCCGATTTACAGAGAGGATATGACTGATTATGTCATTAACTTTGATGTCTCAAAAGTAAGAGATGTCCATGAAACCAGTCTGCCAATAGGCGGAAGTGGCAGCTCGACATCTTCAATAACTTTTGATAACGGCGGCAAAGATTTTAATTTGTTTAGTTCATCATCAACATACGGCAAGTACATGAAGAAAGACATTCGTGTAAAAGTCTCCGCTGGGTGGGGTATCGGTAGTGCAAATCAAGAGTCGGCCTCTGCCGTACTATCTGCAAATGTCACTTCAACAAGTAATGTTTGGACAGTTAACAGCGTCAACGATTTCCCAGCGGGCGGGGTTGGTGATGACTATGTTTTAACTATCAATAGTAGTAATATTTATAAAGAAAGAGTCTTGGCTCGAAAAGGTACTGGTAATTCATTTGATATTATCGAAAGGGGAATCGGAGGAACAGTTGCGAGAAGCCATGCTGCTGGGTCCGCAATATTTTTTGATGCGTTTGAATACGCACCGTATGGAATATTTTATGTTGATGAATGGCAGGGTTCATCATCAAGCATGACAGTAAGTGCCAATTTAACTGATCGAAGCAAGTTTGGTCAAGAAAAAATGATTACAAAAGGCTTTCTACTTCAAGAGGTGACGGTAGCGGAAGCAGTTGAGCATTTGACGCTGATGACTAATTATCCAAAATCAGATATTGAATATCTTCTGAATCCAGCGAAAACTTATGCCAAAAGCAATTGCATTCTTCATTTGGGCTTTGATGAAAAAGATGTGGACAGGGCGAGCGCTCAAAGGATTGTTTCAAGTTCCTTAAGGGCTAGAATAGTAGAAATACCATCTACTGATTTAAATTCGGTGCGAGATATTAAGCTGGATGCAAATGATAGGAACCGTTCTTCTTATGAGAAGGCTCTTGATATAAATGGTTTTATCGCCCCCTCATTAACCACGACATCGAAAGAGATATCATCAAATAATGTTGTCGCTCTAAACTTTGTTTCGGGTAATTTTACGTCAAAAAATAATGATGTAATTGATAGCTATTTCAATGGCGTTTTTGATGGTTACTACATACCAGCAGAATCTGGTTTAAGAAACATAGTCATATCAATTAATAAAGGCGGAGTTCGTGTTTATCTGAATAAGATTAAAATTATTGATGAATGGTATGTGATAGATACTGGCACTAATACGCCAGAAGTCCTCTATTCTGATTCATACGATATGGTTGCTGGAAAACCCTATGAATTAAGGATTGAATTTTTTACTGAGCAGCACATTGAAAATGAGCCATTTAAGATATCATTGCTAACTGAGCATGATTCAACTCTATATTATATTGACTCTAGCGAGTGCTACACAATGGTTGCTGGCGATAGAATCGGGGTGAAGAATGAGAGCTCTTATTTAACATTTGCATCAAACACATGGACCCCAACAGCCAATGTGGATTATGTAAATAGGTCCTCAAGGACAAATGATGCCGTATACATAGGCCCAGTTAAAATCTCTGAGCCATCCGGGGTTGTCTCGGATCAAGAAAGCAAAAGTATTTTACTTGAATCTAATTCATACTTAAGAGTTCCTTATCATATATCTTATGATGTAACCAACTCATCAAGCGCCTCGCATACTGGCGCTTTCTCGATTGAGCTGTATGCGAAATTTCACACTCCAAGCGTGAGCGTGATTGCGGATCCAATTACCGTCACAAATAGTGGTGCATCCAGCTATTTAGTGAACGGAGTCCCTAATGCAACAATCGCTATGGTTCGCGGGGGGCTTTACACATTTCAAGTTAACGCAACTGGTCATCCATTTTGGATTCAAACATCACCTGGCGCCCACAATCCAGCAAATGTTGTAACTTCTGGAATTGTAAACAACGGAGCTGCTGTTGGGACCATCACATTTCAAGTTCCTGCTGATGCCCCAAGCACTCTGTATTATGTTTGCCAAAACCATTCCGTAATGGCTGGAACAATAACTGTCACGGGAACGACCAGCCCACATGGATCATTCATGGGCGACG